TCACGCTGATCGTTCGCGCTAGGGATATCGAGGGCAAGCGTCTGTTCAGCAAAGCCGAGCGCATGGAGTTGATGAACGATTACGATCCCGAGGTTATCGCGGAGATCGTTTCTGCCATGAACACCCCAGTTCCAAGCATTGAGGACGCAGAAAAAAACTAATAGAGGACGGGCATCTCCGGGCGATTTATGCTCTCGCGCTACGGCTGCACGTCCTCCCCGATCAAGTTTTTGAGATGAAAGAGAGCGACTTCTACCATCTTCTCGCGGCCTGTAAGTTGGAAGCGGAAGAGCAGGAGAAATCATGGCGCAAGCACAAGTAGTCCTCACAGCGGTTGACCGCACGCAAGCGGCGATCAACTCCGCGCTCAAGGGAATGAAAACCTTGGAGCGCACGGCAAAGGTAACCGCCCGCGCTGTGAATCTTGCCTTCGGTTTCTTCACAGGCTCTTTGCTTGTCAGCGCATTTGAAAAAATAACAAAGGCCGCGCAAGGAACTGAAGAAGGCAGAAAAGCAATCGACCGGCTTAATACGGCATTAAAAGACCCGACCATTGTCTCCGCAGTCAACACTTTCACTAGTGCTCTGATAACAGGGTTTTCTAAAGTCGTAGAGGTCACTGCAAGAGTAATTGAAAACATTACTGCAATCAGTCGATCCAGTTTTCTAAAAAGCCCAGACACGATGTTGAAGTTTTTGTCTAGCGTTATGGGTGGAGGAATCGGCGGATCTGCTGCACTGGTAGCGGACATGGTTCGTGGCTCTGTTGGCGCTGGTGGCGCAGCAGCAACAACTAGTGCCGCCGCGGTATCAACTGCCGCGCCAAAGGCTGTGAAGGGTGGAAAGGGCGATGGAATCCCGAACGCATTGCGATCTTTGTATGGCGTAGATGATGCAGGAAAATACATCACCGAAATTGAGAACGATATCGAGCAGGGGCTTATTGATCTGCGCGATAAGTTTGCCGAAGAGTTAGAGCGAGGCGGCGAGTTAGGGGAGACCATCTTTGATAACGTCGAAGAAAGCGTCTCTCAACTCACGGTTTTTGCTCAAGAAGCGGCACGACAGATGCAGCAATCTTTCGCCGACTTTCTTTTTGATCCGTTCAAGAACGGACTGAAGGGTATGCTCTCCGGCTTCCTAAACGTGATCCGCCGAATGATTGCAGAGGCCGCAGCAGCGACGATCTTGCAGTCACTGTTTGGCGGATTTATTGGGCAAGGCGGATTCCTTGGGGCATTGGCCGGTGCGCTCATTCCTGCTGGTAACACTAGGGCAATGGGCGGATCGGTCTCCGCTGGAACCCCGTATCTTGTCGGCGAGCGCGGGCCGGAGATGTTCGTGCCGGGCACCTCTGGCAACATCGTGCCCAATAACAAAATGGGCGGCGTCACCGTCTCGCCGGTTTACAATATCGACGCTCGCGGTGCGAGTGCTGATCTACAAGACGCGCTGCCGGGTATCCTCGCGGAGAACAACCGGCGCATATTCGACGAACTTGACAGACGCTATGGGATAGGCCGATGACAGACTATGTATTGCCGCCCGACCTCGTTGCGTCGGATGTAGAGTGGAGCCTGTTCGACAGTACGGCAGTGTTCGCATCGCCGCTCTCTGGCGCAGTGCGTACCGTGTCGCGTCCCGGCACTCGCTGGGGCGTGCGGATGACCTTTCGCAGCGTGTCGGATCAGAAGCGACGGCGACTGATGTCGCTGATCGCTATCCTGCGAGGCCGCGCCAATCGCGTGTGGCTTACCGATCCCGCCTACACCCTCTCCGGTTCTTTCTCCTGCCCAGAGTTACTGACCAACAATGCAGCAGTTACAAATACAACTGGATTCAGTTCCAGCAATGCTGAACTCGTCCTTTCGTCTGATAGCCATCTTGGTTTGCGCCTCACTCGCACTGGCGTTACTGGCGACCGTTATGTTTATCAGTCTGCCGCTACTACTGTTGCGAGTGCTCCTTACGCGATACGGATGCTCTTGGCCGCTGGTAAGGGCAACGCTCGAGCCTCGATGGAGGCTGGTACGTCGCAAGGTGCGACAGATGTTCTAAACGGTGCAACGCGCACGTCGGCCGGAATGTATGTGGACAGTTTCACCGCGTCTGGCACAAGCACGCATCTGTCCTTCTACGACTACATTTCGGGACGCGCTGCGGGCGACTTCCAGTTTCTCTCGTGGGTATCCTCGGCTCGCTGTGCGCTAGTCAATGGTGCATCGCAGACAGGCGGCACGCTTATCATCGACGGCCTGCCGACATCGACCAACGGGCTTGCAAAGGCAGGCGACTGGTTTGAGGTCAATGGCGAACTAAAGCGCATGACCGCTGACCTCAATTCCGACTCATCTGGCAATGGCTTTCTGATGTTCGAGCCTACGCTGCGAACGTCTCCGGCCAACAATGCGCCAGTGATCTTCCGCTCGCCTATGGGTCGGTTCATCATTGCCGACGAGTCAACATCTATGGGTACTCGGCCCGGTATCATCTCCGATGTCACGCTGTCCTTTGTTGAGGACATCACATGAGTCGTTTTGTCTCTGCCACTAACGAGACAGAGGCCGACAAACTAGCGGTGACCGTTGTCGTGCTAGCCGATCTCGACTTTGCCTCTGGCATGGTACGGGTACACGACGGCTCCGGCACGTTATCGTTCGGCGGTAATTCTTACCTTGGCGCAGGGCAATTCGCTGGCGTTGACATCATCGACGAGAACATTGACATCGTGGCACGCGGCATTAAGTTATCGCTGTCTGGTGTTGATTCGACGTTCGTTGTGCCGACGATGACCGAGGTATATCAAAACCGCGATGTGACCATGTATCTCGGCTTTGTAAGTCAGACCACAGGCGCACTTATCGCCACGCCAGAGACCATCTGGGAAGGGCGAATGAACCAGATGGTTTTCAAGATCAACAACGGAAGTGCTGTTGTAGAACTTTCGTGTGAGCATCGTTTGCGCCGGGAACCTCGCGTTGCTCGATACACCGACGAAGATCAGCAAGTGCTGTATTCCGGTGATCGGTTCTTCGATTTAACGTATTCCATTCAAGGCTTCATAAGCAAATGGGGCGCACGAGACGCAGCCTATGGCGGCTTCGGATTTAGTCAGCCCAGCCCTATTGAGCAGCGCGAGGTGCGAAAAGTCTGATGCGCCGCTATGACTGGGTAAGCAAACTCCACGAGCATATTGCGGCCAATACTAACCGTGAGTTTTCGTGGGGCGATAACGACTGCTGCCTGTTCGTGGCGCGTGCAGTTGATGTGATCTGCGACACGGGACACGCCACTAGTCTCGCGTCTCGTTACCATGACGAGGCTACTGCCCAGGCGTACATCGCACAGTCTGGTGGCATCGCTGCAGCAGTCGATACATTCATCGGCCCTCACAAAACAGAAGGTCGGCCTATGCGTGGCGATGTCGTTTTATTCAGCGGCTCGAACGGCGAAACGCTAGGCATATGCATCGGTAGGCACATCGCAAGCGTTGGGCAATCCGGCGTTGTGATGGAAGATCGCGCAAAAACTATCTGTTATTGGAGCATCTGAAATGCCTCAAGCGGTTGCTCAAGCGATAACGCAATTTATCGTCACGACTTTTGCCGTTAGCGCGTCAAATGCTTATTACGTCTATGCGGTAGTCACGGCTGCAACGTATCTGGCAACCCCAGCAGCATTGGCAAAAATAACCGAGTCGCTGATCGGCGTCCCCAAGGTTAACAAGCAACCGGCTGACGTTGAATACACCGGAACGGTAGAGCCTCGCCGTATCATCTACGGAGAGGTTTTGGCGTCTGGAATGAACGTTATTCCGCCGATGACCTCCGGCACGACCAACGAGTATTTGCACCAAGTTCTCGCCATTGCGGGGCACGAGTGCAATCAACTCGGCACTGTGTACTTCAACCGCGAGGCTATTGGCACGATCTCGGCAATCAGCGGAACCGATGACGACGGCAAGGTAACAACCGGCACCTACGCCAACAAGGCCTGGGTGCGTCGTTATGCTGGAACATCTACGCAGACCGTAGACTATAAGTTAGCAGCGGCAAAGCCAGATCAGTGGACAGCGGCCCACGCTGGCAAAGGCATCGCTTACGTTGCGTTAACCTTTAAGTACGACGAAGAAACCTATAGAACCGGCAAGCCGGAACTGACGCTGCTGGTACAAGGGCGCAAGGTCTACGACCCACGGCTCGACTCTACGCGCAGCGGTGGCAGCGGATCGCAACGGGTTACAGACCCAACGACATGGACGTACTCGACGAACCCCGCGCTGTGCCTCGCCGACTATCTTATCGACGACTCGCTTGGACTTGGCGAGGACGATACCCGCATCGACTGGCTGAAGGTAATGGATGCGGCAGACATCTGCGACGAGACCGTAAACCTTCCAGCGTCGGCAACGCAG